TAACATTTTTCATGAGTGAATTCACCATAACCATGATGGTAAATTCAACCTGTGTACCTGCCGGGACTGTCTCACTATTTGCCAGCGAAATTCGCTCTCCCTGCGCTGTCTGTGCTCTGAGTGGACGCTGGCAATCTCCGATTTCTTCTCCGTCTGGTAGAATGAATGGAATGCGTCTCTCTTTAACAAACACCAGATTATCAATTTTTGTTTTGTACGCGGTTAATTTACTGCTGCCGCCGACATATCCAAACGCTTTTGCTGCATTCTTAAAGAAGCCCTTAATCTGATAATCGAACAGAAACGGATTCCCGTTTTCATCTTTTGGGAATACTGTTTTTCCTTTTTCGATTGCCTCTTCTACACCAATAGCAGCGATTTCCTCCTCTCTGGACGGTGCATCCGGTGCTTTAGAGGCAATGAACTCTTCATGAATCTCCTTATCATTGCTTGCTGTCCCTAACACTTCCTCTGTGAATGTTAATCTGACTTTCATTTCTTTCATTTTTCTGATTTCCTTTCTGATTTGATTTTTGTGACAATACTATGCCCTTCTAAGCTATTCCGTTTCTACGCTACACTTGACTTATCCATTACATAACTAAATTATTCCTTTTCATGACATCGCAATTCACCACTTCACTAATCCAATGCATTGCGATACTGTTCCAAACTATGCCTTTTCTATTCAATTCCGCGTTCTTCTTAACTCATCTATGCACTTCCCATGCACCACTTATCTAAACTTCTCTTTTCCACAACTATTCTGTTCAAATCGTAGATTCGCATTCTATACTGCTGATATAGACAAATCTTGATTTGCTACTTTCAAGAAGATCATCTGACAATCAAATTTAATATTTTTCATATTGGAATCATCCAATTCAGCTGCATAATCAACAAATACCGGGAAATGCATTCCAAAATAATTCTGCAATCCATTGATAATTGCGATCTTCCCTTTAATCGCCAGAGCAGTATTTGCACATCCAATCAGCTTTGTCCATTTCTTGTTGGAATCATCAAATACAAACCAATCACAGGCATCCATAGCATCTCCATTTTTCTGGTACGTGTAAAGCTGTACCTTTACACCAGAAAAATAAGAATTCACTTCTTCGTCCAGTGTTTCGTTTTTCTTCATACGGATCGTTTTAACTTGGAAGAGAATCCTATCTGCATCGGCACTTCTTTGTGCGTTTTCCCGTAAGGCCTCTTTCAACTGAGAAATCTGCTCATCAATTGATTCATTATTCCATGATTTTGAGATTTCCTGTTCTACTGAAATTAACTCTGATTGTTTGTCGCTCAGCAGATGATTATATTCTGCTTTTTTATCTGCCAAATTAGGAAGACTCTGAACTTCCGCTTTTAAAGATTCAAGCTGCTTTTTGTATTCTTGATATTTTCTGTTTCCATTCATTGATACGGCTCTTTGGAAATTTTTCATAACAACTGCTGCCGCTTCGTTTCTGCTGGTGATTTGAATCAATTCATCTTCCAGTATCGAGATGGAACTTTCTGCTTCTTCTTTGGCTTTCTGAGATTCTTCTAATGCTGCTTTCACCGCATTTCCTTCTGTTGCGATTGAATTTAATTGCACCTTTTTTCGCAATTCCCAATCTTCTTTCGCTTTCTGAGCCACATTAATCCGCTTTTTCTTAGAAGATTCAAACTGTTCTTTAGCTCGATCAATCTGGTCTTCCGGCATTCTCTGCCCACAAGTAGGGCAACTGGACAGTTCATCTCCAAAGGTTTCTGCTTCAATCTTCTGGATTTCAGAATTATCATATGTAGAATCTCGAAGTGCTTTATATCTTCCTCTTGCATTCTGCAATTCAAGCGCATTTCTGATAATGCCACTCTCGGCATGTCTTAAATCTATACGAAGATTTGAGAGCTTGATTTCTACCTGTTCTTTCTCAGAAGTAGATTGAAGAAACTCTTCATTTTTTCGCTTATATTCTTCGTCGACCTTTTTCTGCGCCTTTTCCTCTTCTGCGATCATCAATGATTTGACTTCATTCATTTTTAAACGAAGATCATCCACCCGGTTATCATCAGAAAGAGAATCCAACTGTTTCTGAATCTGACTGATTTGCTCTTTAATTGCATTTTTCTGCAACTCAAGTTCAGCCACATCAATATTAACTTTTGCCATTTCCAAACCTTTAATCTGGTCTGGTATCGAATCAATCCGCTCGTCAGCATTTTTCTTCTTGGTTTTATTCATCGCTTCAATTTCATCCAGGCGATAATCATTCAGCAATTTAGCCACTTCTTCACAGTCCGCACATTCCTGTGCAATCTCTAAATCAGGATGCGTACTTGCCATAGAAAAAACAACACTTCTCATATCTGCTAATTTCTGATTCGTAAAAGCATCAATGTGGGATAATACAATGAAATTGTCAAAATCAATCCCTTTGATTGCCATATCCTCTCGAAAGGCTTTCTCGGTTTTTGCCACACCATTGATTTCATATTTGTTGGACAATGTAACCCGAACCGTTCCATCCGCTTTTGGCTTGCTAACGCTCTTTTTCTGATATTTAGCAATATTGAGCGGTTTTCCATCGATTTCCAGTTCCATGTCTACCCGAGGAACACAATCTCTTCCATCATCTGGTCGAATATCTGGATTATTCTTTAATAAGTAGTCCTTGTCATCCATCGTCCAATACCAACTATCGGCCAATGTTGTTTTCCCACTTCCATTCTTACCTGCCACAATAGCATTGGTTCCATTTAACAAGATTTCTTTTTCATGCTGCCCCTTGAAATCGGTCAGTTTGATTCTTTTAATTGATACCCTGCTCATTCTTCTTTCTTACCCTCGCTTTCCTTTTGATAACAGTAAAATGATTGACTGCTATTTCGTTTACTATCCTCCACAACCTTATTTTTTTGTCAAAAAAACTCCGGCTCTGCATTCTTCCACAAATTGTAACAGTATCTCCATCGCGCAAGAAAGCCGCTGATTTCGCCACATTCGACCAAAGAACACATGGGATGCAATCTATTATTTTCTCATTGCCATGACGATCGATACTGACGGATAAATTAACAACCATATTTGAGGGAAGCAAATCCTTAATCATTGGCATCCCTTTTATGCTTCCAAAAATGGTAATTTGATTTTCTCCCACTGCTGATTCTTCAATATTCTTGATTTCACTGACGTAAACGTAAATTCTCAATCGTGTACGACCATATTCAATAACCTGTCTACTTCTCAGCAAACCAGAAACTTGAACCCATTTTATGGAACGATCAATCCCATCAAGCAAGCCGTTAGGAATGACCACTTGAATAAAATCAAATTCGCCATTTTTACGTTTTACCGCTATCGTAGATTCGTACATACTAGGGATATAATTGATGGGAGTAGAAACCCCTGAAAGAATGCCAGAAAGAGTCACTTTGCTTTTTAATTCTTCCATTTTTCACTCCACCAATTTTTATCTAACTTCACAAAAATTCCCGTCAACAAGGCGATAAAATACATCTTCTTTGATCCTCGTTCCGTCAACATGTTCCGTTTTTACGCACTTAGGAATCCATTCCCCATCTTCTTGAACCCATTCTGCTAAAGTAATCCAACTTCCGATTTTTGCCTTTGCAATAGACTTGTATCCAGCTGCCATTACAACAGCGTTTTTGCCAGTTGATTCAATCTTGGCGGAATCTCCAGAACTTCCAATCTGGGCGTAATTTCCAGAACTTCCAATCTTGGCGGAATCTCCAGAACTTCCAATCTGGGCGGAATTTCCAGAACTTCCAATCTGGGCGTAATTTCCAGAACTTCCAATCTGGGCGTAATTTCCAGAACTTCCAATCTGGGCGTAATTTCCAGAACTTCCAATCTTGGCGGAATCTCCAGAACTTCCAATCTGGGCGGAATCTCCAGAGTCTGTTTCTGGGAGATCTTCAAGAGTCTTTGTATTAAGTTCTAATTTCTCAAACGATGTTTTTTCAATCGTGAAATCAACAGCAGCCTTGATAAAACCTTTCAGCCCCAATTTCTCCCCAATGTGAATTTTATTTGTCGCTGATTTGGTTCCGTCTCTTTTTATGTCTCCCAGAGCCTCGACCTCGGCAAAATCAGAAAATTTCCCGTCTGAATTTACCAAATCATAATGATTCAGGCAATCAAATGGATTCTGGCAATAATGCATCATTCCCTCTTTGCACGCTGCGACATTTCCAGACTCCTCAAAGGTTGTGTTTTCGGTGCACTGTTTTCCACAGCAAATTAATCCTGGATCAAATGCCTTATATCCTTTTTCTCCCAATTTTTATTTCCCCTTTCTGATTTTTTCATCCAAGTATCTGGTAAGTGTGTAGCAATCAATGAAATCATGTACATCTGCCAGATCCTCTGTTTCAAATTCCCAAAACGACGAAACGCCATATTCGCGTTTGATCTGGGAATCAATATCAAACTGGACATCCCAGCAGAACTTCACATATGCAGCCGTTCGAATTTCTCCGAATATTTTGAATGTTTTTCTTTTGATGTGGCTGTAAATCTCTTCTACCTCTTCCCTAATCAAAGACATTCTCTTCTTTACCTCCTAAATTAACTGATTTTTTCTGCGATTTCATCAATATCAATCACATAACCAGCCCAAACGTCCGTCTTGCCGTTATCCCCATAAATCTCGAACGTACCATCTATTTTTCTGTAAACATCCATTCCATCGTATTTTTTCATGGAATCCAGACAAAACTGGACATTACGGAAATAGATACCGTCATCAACTATCTGCTCATAATCTTCATATGTAAAAAGATTCACTCCGCAGAACCGTTCCGCTTTCATTTCACTTTTCATTTTTTCTCCTATCCTATCAGTTATTGAGACTGGCACTTGTCTTTTAAAGTTCTCTCTGCACCACGCAATGCATTGAGTGCCACTATTTCAATTCCAAGTCGCTCATCTAGACTCTTGTTTTCGGCTCTTACAGCCTCGATGTCTGCCATGATGTAGTCGGCAAGTTTTTTGATATTTTCCTGCATGGTCATAATGTCTCTCTTTCTTCCTTGTTGAGAAATTTGTTTACAAAATAAACTTGTGCTTTACCGGTCACTTTGGGAGTTCTGGTTATGATATTGCAACCGTTTCCATTGATATGGGTACTTTCCTTAATTTCAAAAAGCCCCATTTCCATCGCTTTTTGCGTTGGCATATTCCAGTCTGCGCCTTTTCTTTTTATGAGATATCCATTCTCTCTCATCCACTCAAACAAGCGTTTCTGCCCGATTTTCACACCGTTCTGTTTGATCAGCTTTGCCAGGTCTCCAACAAGAATAGATGTATGGCTTGTCGAAACTGCATCTGCGAAGATTTCCTTTGGCTTCATTCGCTCGTTATCTTCAAGTAAGATTGCATTACTAGATTTCAGCTTTTCTATCTCCCGATCTGCCATCTTCAAGGCTCTTGCAAAAATCTGTTCCGGTGTGTTCCACGCCTTTTCAAGATCGATGAAATACTGACGGTACAATCTGCCTTTTTCAGATCTCTGGATCATGCAAATCTGCTTTGCCATATCAACAGAGATCTGGTAATCAACCATGTTCTGACCGCCATTACAACCGCTTTCCAAATTTGGAAAGCACTTTTTGTAATCCGAATCTTCAAAACCATATTCGCACATACGAGCAAACCAAGTTGTGAAATTGCTTTTAACTTCTAGTCCTTCATGTAGTTCTCTTGCCGATATGGTTGGTTGTTCATTTTCATAATTTATGGTCATTAACTGAGCCACCAATATTGCCACCTTTCCGCTTAATCATCTTTAAGAATTTCATCAACTGTTGTATCCAAGTAATCAGCCACTTTTTTAACCTTTTCGGCAGATGGAGAAATGTCATTCCATTTACAAACGCTTCCTTGGGAAAAACCACAGTCCATCTCGATTTTTCTAATTGGAACATTTTTTTCTCTTGCAATCGCTTTAACTTTATCGTAAATCAATTCAATACCCCCTTTCGTTGTTTGATATCTCTGAAAATATCACAACTTTTATTGACATTATTCTGAATATATTCTATAATCAAGCTACCACACTAGAAGATAAAAATAATCCAGGCATTCTTTATGTCCTTATTAAATTGCGATATTTTCAGAATCGATAGTTACATTATAAGCGATATTTTCAGAATGTCAAGTATTATTTTTGCGTTTTTTTCAGAGATGAAAGGAGTTCAAAAATGACATTAAGAGAAAGAATTAAATTGCTATGTAAAGAACAGAAAACCTCATTAAATGCAATGGAAAGCGAATGCGGTTTTGCAAAGGGATACGCAAGCAAACTCGATAAAAGTACTCCAAACGCAGAAAACCTGCGAAAAATCGCAAATTTTTTCAATGTATCCGTAGACTATCTAATGACTGGTGAGGAGAATCCAGAAGATTTTTCAGACGAGGCAGCGCATTTGGCAGAGAAAATAAGAAAAGACACCGGACTGTCCGATGCATTGAAGAAATACTTCGAGCTGTCCGATGCCAAAAAGAAGCACGTTGTTGAATTAATTAACTTGTTTAGCGAATGAGGTGTATTATGGGGTATTTTGATGATTTTTCCAAAATTGATATTAGTCAAATCAAGTTGCCTAATATAGAACCGTTGCCGTTAGCGTATTCATATTCAGACACTCAATTCGAAATTCTTACTCGGCATATAAAAGAATTCGAATCAAAACTTGATTCGGAACACGAAGTAGGACTTCTTCTTACTAATTTTGGTCAAACTGTTACTATGCAAGTTACTGAAATCAGTTATGAAAAATCCGTACTCATGATTTTTAAAGGCTACGTTGATGGCAAAATGTCTACTCTTATACAACATATAAATCAGTTGAATTTTTTGCTCACATCATTGGATAAGAGCGATGATCATCCCAAAAAACCTATCGGATTTGTTCTTCCATCCGAACAATAGATTCTTGTAATGCTTGGATCATGTTTGCCTGCTGACCTATCAGGTCAATAATCAAATACATAAGCGCCGCAGATGGAAGTCCCGTTCTGTTTAATGGGTCTTCCATTTTTGCTTGCACTTGTTGATGCATCTCCATTGTGTATGCTGCGTGTTTCCCAAAACACTTCTCAGTAACAAAACTATCCTCAGCCATTCGAAGCTCTTCGCCACTGGCTTCTATCACCCTATTGG